ATCAACTCGGACCTGAGCTACGACGCTACCAAGCCACTGACGTCACTTAACGAGCCGCGGCTGTACGTAGTCGACGACCTGCACAATCTGATCTGGTGCATGTCAGAGCATACTGGACGGGATGGTCAGAAGGGTGCATCCAAGGATCCGATCGACTGCTTGGGCATGCTGCTCATCTCTAAGATCGAGCATGTTGGGGCCGGTGGGCTGGATAGCTACGGCGGAGGGGGGTATTAGCGTTGCTTTTTAGGCAAAAAGAGACCAAAGGGCTGCAGATGCAATACGCGACGAGCTATAAGACCAGTGGTGATGCAATGGCGCATGTGGGTGACGCGCCTGACGTGGGTGCGCTGAACGAGGAGCTGCGCCGTGCGGCAACGGACTTTGGTCTTGGCACTCGGGTTGGTCAGGCTGAGAACACCCGGTACTGCCGCTGGGACGGTCAGAGCGGGGATGGTAAGAAGTGGAATGACAACCAGCCGAACGGGAAGATGGCGTTCCCTTGGGACGGTGCGTCCGATACGCGGATCCCGCTGGCTGACGAGGTGGTCAATGGGCTGGTTGACGTGTGCTCGACGGCCTTCTGGCGCTCGATGCTGCGTGTGGCTCCGACGAACGTGCGGAATCTGGACACCGCGGTGACCGCACACTCGTTGATGGACTGGGTGATGAACCAGAAGCTCTACACGGACATGACCCGTGAGGTGGAGCTGCTGAGCCAGTACTTGTGGACCTACGGATGGGCTGGTTGCCATGTAAGTTGGCAGCAGGAGATCGGGCAGAAGGAGCAATACGTCACGGTAGAGCAGCTCATGCAGATCGCGGCGCAGAGTCCTCAAGGCAGCGTGCTGGCGGACCTGCCGAACCTTCTGGCGAATCCGGATGCAACCGACCAGTTGGCCGAGCTGCTCATGGCGGCTTTCCCGAATCTCAAGAAGCGCAAGGCTCTAGAGTGCGTGAAGGACCTGCGCGAGGAAGGCGAGTGCGAGATCTACGTGCCGACGCTGGTCAAGAACTCTCCGAGCGTGGCGGCATTGGCTCCATACGACGAGCTGGCGTTCCCACCGGAGACGACCGACATCCAGAGTGCTCGTGTGGTTTTTCGTCGTTGCTACATGACCGAGATCGAGGTGATGCAGCATGTTGAGACCGATGACTGGGATGAGGAATGGGCCAAGCAGGCGATTGCCACTCGCGGACGGTTCAGCAACTTCTCTGACTACACCTACACCATTGGGCTGACCAACAACGCGGTACTTGACCGTGAGAACCTGATCGAGGTGGTGTACGCCTACCAGAAGGCGCTCGATGAGGACGGTGTTCCGGGCGTCTACTGCACGGTGTTCTGCCCTCAGGTGGGCAATGCTTGGGGCAAGTTCGAGCTGATCGACTACGAGCACGGTCAGTATCCGTTCATCGTGTGGCGTTCCGAGGTGATCCATCGGAAGATCGTCGAGAGCCGTGGTGTTCCTGAGATCTGCAGCACCTGGCAGAATGAAATCAAGGCCCAGCGTGATTCGATCTTCGACTACACGAGCCTGAACACGATTCCGCCGATCCAAGTTCCTAAGACGAGGGGCGGAAACCTGCGTCTTGGGCCTGCGGTGCAGATTCCGGTGCTGCGTCCGGGTGAGATCTCGTTCATGCAGCCGCCCGCTCGTGAGCCGAGTGTTGCGTTTAACCTCATCGCAGCCATCGAGACGCAGGTGGATCGGTACTTTGGCCGTCCCACCGAGAAAGTGCCTCCTGCGCTTACCCAGATGCGGCAGCAGAGGCTCGTGAACAACTGGCTGCACGGCTGGACCGAGGCGTTCCGGCAGGTCCTGAGCCTCACGCTGCAGTACACCGGACCCGAAGAGGTGGCTCGTATCACCGGAAGCAACGTTCCTCTGAGCACGAACGTCCAAGAGTTCGATGTTTCGCTGAAATTCGACGTGCGCGAGCTGCAGACGGACCTCGTGACCGAGAAGCTCAAGGCGCTTTCTAGCCTCGTTCTGCCGCTGGACAGCGTTGGCGTGGTGGATCGCACCAAGTTGGTGGGTCTGGCGCTGCGTGCGATTGATCCGACGCTGGCTAACGAGTTGATTATGGAGGCTGGACCGGCCTCGCAGAAGATGTTCGACGAAACCAACGACGAACTCGGCCTTATGAGCCTTGGCAATCCGCCCAAGCTGCGTGAGAACGATCCCACAGCTCAAGCAAGGCTTAACTTTGCGCAGCAGATCCTGCAGGCGAACCCGAAATACCAGCAGCAGGCTCAACAAGATCCTTTGTTCCAAGCCAATCTGCAGAAGTACGTGGAGAACCTGCAATTCTCAGTCCAACAGCAGCAGAACGCGGTCACTGGACGTCTTGGTGTGCAACCCGGAGCGACTCCTCAATGAGAATGACTGACGAACAGCTCAAGATGGCGCTGGGTGGTGTGGGCGAGCATGAGCCGGTGCTCCGTGCATTGCGGCAAGTGCTGAGTGAATTGATTGCTGACGAGGTGTCCGCAGCGATCAACTCGGCACTGACTTCAGAGGCGAGGGCCTACAATTGCGGACGAGCGGCTGCTCTATCGGATGCACGCTCGTTCCTCGTGGAGATGGGTCTAAAGCTGGAAGCTCCCCAAGAATAATTGGTTGACGTTAGCGATAACGTCGTTCATTAGGGCTTCAGCTTTCTGGGTTTAGCGTTAAACCCTGTCGTAGTATGCCCGACTTGCAGGGCCTAAAAAGCATGGAAGCAACACAAACCGGGGAAGCGACACCCTCCCAAAACACGGCACAACCGCTCAACCCGCTCCCGCTCGACACGGTGGCGTTGGCGAAACTGTTGGAAACTCGGTTCTCCGAGACTCCGACAAAAGCTGTCGAGGAACCGGAACCAGCCGCTGCGAGTGCAGATGAGCCGGTTGCCGAGGAGTCAGCGTCCGAGACTGCTGAGACCGGGGAGGCGACACCCGTGGAGGATCCCGCTGAGGAAGAAGAGACTTCTCAGCAGACTGAAGACGCTACCGAGGACGAACCGGCTGGAGTCCAGAAGCGCATCAACAAGCTCGTAGCCCAAAAAAAGGAGGCCGCAGCAAAAGCGGAAGCCTTGGAGCGGGAGCTGAATGAGGCGCGGACGAAGCTGGAAGCTCTTGAGCAGCAGGCGGCAGTACCGCAGGCGGCAGCGACGACCGACAATCCGTTCTCTGACATCTGGGACGAGGCGAAACTCAGCGATGAGTACCGCAAGGCCCGGGAATTGAGGAGATGGTGTGAGGACAACGCTGACGGCTGCGAAGTGGGCGGGAAAGAGTACAGCGCGGATGAGATCAAGGCGATTCGGCGACGAGTCGAGGATGCCTTGGATGTTCACATTCCGACGCGGCACCAGTTCCTAGCCACGTACAAGCAAGTCCGCCCAGTTGCCGAGGCATCGTACCCTTGGTGGAAGGACCGTAGCAATCCGACGTATTCGGAGGCGCAGCAGGTTTTGCGGCAGATGCCACAGCTTGCGTCGTTCCCGGATTATCAGATTGCCATCGGTGACTTCCTAGAAGGTCGGAAGGCTCGAATGGAACGCGAGAAGAGCGCGAAGGTTGCAAAGGCCCCTGTGAAGGTGGCTCCAAAACAGCCTGCGGCTCCCAAGGCGAGTCCGGTCAAGTCTGACAAGGCCAACGATGCGGCGCGGTCTGCCAAGAAGGCGTTCAACCAAAGTGGGAGTACTGCCGATCTGTCGCGGTTGCTTCAACACACAATCTTAAAATCCTAATACTATGGCATATCTTGGTGTAAACAATCAGGTCGGCGTCCGCGAGGAATTGGCCGACTATATCGCTAACGTCGACGCTAAAAGTACCCCCTTTGTGTCAATGTCTCCCAAGGGGAGGGATCTTGGAAACGTAGTCATGTCATGGCAATGTGACGATTACTCCGCTCCTCAGCTTGGCGGCGTGATCGACGGCACTGACGTCTCCAGCTACACGAACGAGTCGGCCAATCGTCTGCGCGTGACCAACTACGCTCAGGCTTTCCGCCGCAACAGCCGGGTCGGTTTTATCGCCGAGACCCAGAACGTTGCCGGCGCTGCCTCTGAGGTCGCCTACAACGTCGCCAAGCTCCTCGTCGAGATTAAGCGCGACATGGAGTCCACGTTCCTCTGCACCAATCAGGCGGCGCAGCAGGACAACGGCTCCTCCACTGCCTACCAGACCGGTTCCCTCGGTAACTGGCTTCTCGGCACCAACAGCTCCAACATCGGCGCTCTTGCCTCTGGTTCCGCCTTCGCTCCTGCTGGCGGCGTGACCCCGGGCACTGCGGCTACCAATGCCATCAGCTCTGTCACCTCGGCGAACTTCGCTGAGTCCACCGTGCAGAACGTGCTTACCGCCATCTACTCCAAGACTGGCGTGTATCGTGACTACGACTGCATTCTCGGAACGACCCTGAAGCGCGCGTTCACCAACCTGACTAGCTCTTCTGCCACGCAGGTTGCCAACACGAACAGCATCGCTGCCACCAGTGTCCGCACGTTCAATCAGGAGCTGTCCGCTGCTACGTTTGCTGCCTCCATCGACGTGTTCGAGGGTGACTTCGGTCGTCTCATCCTGCACCCCACCACCTTCATCGGTGGCAAGAACTCTGCGGCTTTGGATTCGCAAGCCTATCGTGGCTACGTGATCCCCATGGACATGGTTGAGATCCGGTACTGCAAGCTGCCCGAGGTCAAGGATCTCCCTGACGCTGGCGGCGGCCCGATCCGTCTCGTTCAGGCCATTGCCGGTCTCGTGGTGAAGAACCCCGGCGGCTTCGGCATGTTCGCTGGCGCGTCGTAATAAATCACTCAACGGGGAGCATCTGCCATATCGGTGGGTGCTCCCCTTTTTTCTATCATGCAATCACCCATACTAGACAACGTACTCCAAGGACTCCCGGCGCAACTGCGTCAGGATGTGGTCAAGGAACTCGCCACTGGCTATCACGCGGATCTGGTTAAAGCCGAGGTGCACCAGAAGCGCATCGCCAAGGACAGCCAGCAGGATCTTCGCAGCATCGACGGCATTGGCCGGTTGCGGATGCGTATCGACCCGACGCTCTACCATCATTGGGGAGCTAAACTTGGCTACGAGTGTTGGAAAGACTCTCAGTTCCTGCGTGAGGTGGAGCGCGACAATCCCGAGGTGCGCGTCAAATGCGGGGGAACCAAGTTGCAGGTCGGCTTTGCTCCGACGAACACTAAGTTCCGCAAGAAGTACTGACGTATGGCACAGCAGATCATCAACATCGGCACAACGGCAAATGACGGTACTGGTGATCCGCTGAGGACAGCGTTTGACAAGTGCAACGACAACTTCACTGAACTATACGCTGGCGGCGGTGGTGGTGGCGGTGGAATCGGAGGTAACACTGGATCCACGGACAATGCGATCCTGAGGGCTGATGGCACTGGCGGATCCACGCTTCAGACTTCTGGAATTACGATCGCTGACGGCGCTTCTGGAACCCTTAGCGGCACCAACAGCGGGGACCAAAACATCTTCTCCACTGTTTCTGCAGGTGGTCAGTCTCTAGTTGCTGACAGCACCTCTGACACACTGACTCTGGTTGCTGGAACCAACGTCAGCATCACGGCTGATGCATCGACCGATACGATCACCATCTCCGCAACTGGAGGATCTGGTGGTGGAAACGTCTCTGGTCCTGCTTCTCCGACTACGGATAATGCTCTGGTGCGCTGGGATGGAACCACTGGCCAGCTCATTCAGAACAGCTCTGTCACGTTGAGCGACACTCAGGAGATGAGCGGCCTGAAGAGCGTTACGTTCAACACGGCTGGTGGAACAGTCGGGGTGGCGAAGATGGTCTGGGATCCGACTAATCAGACCATTGACCTTGGTATTGGAGCTGGATCGGTCAACGCATTGCTTGGCGTCGATAGTCATGTGCTGGGGCGCAACACCACAGGATCGACAATCACTCGCGGGCAGGTTGTTCGAGTAAACGGTGCGAGTTCTGGAAACCTCACAATTGCGTTGGCTCAGGGGAATACGGATCCGAACACCACAAACACCATCGGCATTGCTGCGGAGACCATTGTCAACAACGCCACTGGAATGGTCATCACGAGCGGACTGCTGCGTGATCTCAACACGGCAACTTTTGCGGCTGGAGATCTTCTCTACATCAGCCCAACAACTGCCGGGTTGCTGGTAAACACGATTCCAGCAGCTCCGAATCACGCGGTCCGAATGGGCTATGTAGTCAGTGCTCACCCTTCCAACGGCATCATCTACGTCGCTGTCAACAACGGCTATGAGCTGAACGAGCTGCACGACGTTAACTACCCGACGACGCCAGCGACAAACGACTTCCTAGTTTACGTCACTAACCGTTGGGAGAATCAGACTGCAGCCACTGCCCGCACTTCGATGGGGCTGGGTGCTCTTGCAACAGTCACGCCAGCTTCTGGGGTAGCCACGTTCCTGACGACTCCGACAAGCGCGAATCTGGCTTCCGCAGTCACCGACGAGACTGGAAGCGGATCTCTGGTTTTTGCTACGAGTCCTACTCTGGTGACGCCTGCGCTTGGAACTCCGACAAGCGGAACACTGACTAGCTGCACTGGACTTCCGCTTTCTACCGGAGTCACTGGAAACCTGCCAGTCACTAACCTCAACTCCGGAACAGGAGCGAGCAGCACCACATTCTGGCGTGGCGATGGCACTTGGGCGACTCCGGCTGGTGGAGGAACCAGCATCACCAACGTCTGGATCCCAGCTGCTCAGTGGATACCTCGTACCACAAATGGTTGCGGCATCGACTCTCGAGAACAGGCCACCGGAAACATCAACACAGACGAGCTGCTGTTTGACCTGGGCGCCATTGAGTTTTGCCAAGCGATGGTCGTGATGCCGAGCAATTACAACAACGGAACCGTCACCGCCCGATTCTATTGGACGGCGTCTGCTGGAACGGCTGGCCAGGATGTGATCTGGGCAATCCGCGGGAGAGCGTTTGGTGACAATGTCGCTCTTGGGCAAACATATACGTCTGGAGGAACAGCCATACTTGACACCTATTTTGCGGCAAACCAAATGCATGTATCTGATCCAACCGCTGCTGTGACAATCTCGGGAACTCCAGCAGCAAACAAAGCGGTTATATTTGAAGCATTTCGAGATGCATCAAACATAAATGACTCATTACAAGCAGACGCTCGTCTCCTCGGAGTGGAAATCTCCTACACAGCCGCCTAATGCATCGC